CATAGATTTGTGCGACTTTTTGCATTCGCTTTTGGTGAGGTCTTTCCTTTTCCCAGGAGACCGTTTCTGATGAAACAAGGCATCAGAGCCCGTGTGCTGGGTGAGTGAACACTGCACGACCATTGAAGGACGGGATGAGGCTAGAAAAGATGGATGCAGAGGAAGATATAATAAGCTGAAAGAGAGGCTAAGGCCCACCAGCGGGTGGGCAATTCATACAAAGGGGGGGATCGCGCTATTAGCGGCTCTAGACAACAATACGACTGGCTCGAGAGCACCAGAAGATGGGGGAGTCCCATTAGATGCGCGGTGACACGACGAGCTGCAGCTTACGACGGGCAGCAGCTTGTACAGCACTAGTGAGGCTGGTCTCAGCGACCTCGTCAGAGGTTCGCATGCGCGGAGGGACAGAGGAAGGGCCCGGAACGAACCACTTATGCTCCTCAGTCTCAACATCGTCATCGATTTCGGCCAATTCCAGCAGCCTCTCGAGACGAGCAATTCGGTCCAGCATAGGACCGCGGGATCCAACGGCAGCCGCAGAGCTGCCGTAGGAAGCCGTCAACCCAGATGAAATCTGGGAGGCCATCAGATCCACTGAGACGCCCGACGTGATGGTCGCGGCGCCCAGGGTGACCACCGCGCCTGGGGTGGTCACGTTCACAACAAACCAGAGCAAGTAGCCGATCCCAGAAGTGTTGGAGACGGCGGAAGTGCTGGAATTGATGAGAATTGTCTGCCCAACACACCCCGTCCCGTATGAGACGGAAGTACCTCCAGAGGAGGCAGCCCCGGACACGTACAGCTGACAGTTGAACGCCCCGGGGACGGGGAATGTGATGGTGTTGGTGCCCAAAACCAGCTGCAGGGTAGTACCGGCTCGCGCCACGGCAGAAGCTAAGTTGTTGGCCGTGGTGGGGGTACTACCAGCGAAGTGCGCCTGCAGTAGGTTCTGCCCGACGGGTGTCTGGGTCTTGGGCTTGATAAGGTCAATGGCATAGCACACCCAAAGCTCCCCAATGGGGTTGGCAGCGGGCATGCCGGCCGTCCCCAGCTGGAACAGACCAATATCATACGCGTGAGGGTCACCGGCTCCACCTTGAGGCGAGGAGCTCGGCACAGCGCCCGATCGGACGTAACGCTCACGGTACGGCAGCACCTGTCCCATCCGACGACCCTCCACGTTCACGACGTGGCGGATGATCTTCTGGTAGGGCGGGCCGTTCGCGTTTCCTTCGTAGTTCTCCATCTGCTGCTTGGTAGTGAATGGAGAGTCCAACACATCGTAGTCGGTGGCCATGATGACCTTACCGAGAGCGGGGTTGGTGCCTGACACCACCTCACCACTCGTGGTCCGGTATTCGAACGACAAGTGCTTGAAGCGGTAAAACTCATACGCAGCTGCGATCTGCGAGAGCCAGGGGAAGGAAGAGGCCAGGCCGGGGTTGATGGGAACCTGGACCTGGTTTGTGAAGAGAACACTGCCACTCACATCCGTCAGCTGTTCACAGCGAAGCGGAATGTGGGTAACATGCGGCTTGTAGCCGCTCGCGTAACTCGCGATGTCGGACAGGTGCCCTCGGGCACCAGTAGTAGGACGTAAGTCCGTTCCCTGCACGAAGGCACGCAACTTCTTTGCGGGAGCCTTCAACTTGTTCTGCTTCTTATGCTGAGCAGGAGCCGCATTTTTAGCGGGCTTCGTCTTCTTGCCTCGGCCGCTCATCTTCTGTGGTCGAAGAGCGGAGGCAACGGAGTTAAGGACGTTGTTCAGAGCTGACATGCGCGATGTCGAAATGTGAACCGGCTTGCCGTGGTGTGATGCGCGGCGAAAGGGGGGGGGACTTCTAAAGGGTAAGACACTGCTAAGGTGACCGCCAGAAGAAGGGCTGACTCAAAGTACTGCTGATGCAAGAGTGTGAGTTATGGAAGTCTGGTCGTCGCTAGCGCGATGGGTACGCGTGCAGCGCGACCAGATGTCCCCATACTTGACGTTGGGATTACGTCCAAACCTGGTCCTCAGAATCCGAGATAAAATCAATCGGCGCCCAGCCTTGGAACTGGGTATCTAGGTCTTTACCAGGGAGAAACATTAGCAATAGTCTCCACGAGGTCGGATCAGGTTATAACGGCAAGATGAAATCAATGGCCGAGGCATGGACAGTCAGGAACGGCGCTTATTGCAGCGCAAGTCCCATCATGTCAAGGAGCGGTTGGAGCTCAACCCCAGACTCACCCTGCGCAGCAGAGTAAGTGGGGAGAGTGTCGCATCGGCACGGCTTCGCGCTGCATTGTCTGCAGGGGGGGGAAGCATGGGCAGCCGATGGCTCCGTCAAACGGGCCAAAGCTGCAGCAAACGATGCGCCATCAACTTCCGGGGTACTTTCAACCACCGGGTCAACAACCGAAGAGCCGTGGGGATCGCCCGCGACTCCGTCAATCACCATCGCCCTCTTCAAAGGCGCGTAATCAACAATACAAGGGAGAGAACGAACCTCGGCCAACTTGCTGGCATATTCGTCCTCCTGCTCCATTGTCAATCCATACACCACCTCCATCATCCTGTACGTCTCCATGGACGGCAGGTGTTGGGTGGATGCATGTGCATTATGCAAATGCGACCGCTTCATCTCAGCGGTCCGATGGACACCAACGCCCGCTGTCAGGGCGTGGTTTCTGCGCCACAAGAGGCGCAAAAAGGGAATGAAACTATTGTCGTTCAACCGTCCGATCGAATCAGACCTCACTAAAGAGGCCAGATCAACATTTGCCGGGGGGTTAACGTACCACCCCGATTTGGCGATTCCACGGCCTATACCAGGGCCGAGGACCACCTTGTCGTCCTCAACGGGCCAAAAACGGGCCGAACAGAACGTCGCTTTGTACTTGGCATCCCAACCAACGTGCTTCTTAGGTTCCAACTCAAGGCCCAACTTCAAAAGAAGGCCAGCGAGGGGGACGGCGTCGATAAAATCAACGTCACCAATGACAAGATTGTCATCGCCCAACACGGGAATGGCCAACGAAAACTTGTTGACCATTTCCAGGTACGAAGGTACCTTGTCCAACTTGAGCCGCGCACACTCAAAGAAAGCGCAGCAAAACATGATGGCAAGGCCCTGCAGGACGGAGTTTCCGCAGGAAGTGTTATGGTCGCCACTATGGCGCCCTCCGTCAACCGAGTATTTGTTTCCCCACTTGTCACGACCTTTTGTGGAAATGCAGGCCATGAAAGCAGAAAACTCACGATCAGTGCACCCAGTGTGCTTATAGATTCGTGCCTCGAGTTCGAGGAATAGTCGGTGAATGGTGGAATCAAAGCGAGCGAAATCGCCCTCCAAAATTCCAAGCCTACCCGCGAGTTTGTCAGTGGCACGCTTGAAAGCAGCCCCAATTTCCTCAGCGGTGGCTCCTGACGTATACATCAGGCCACTCGCATTCGCCACGGACCAGGCGCTAGCTAAGCGCTTGGAAAAGGCCTTACAAAAAGGCCCCGTGACCACGTTATGCTCGGCAGTACCACTTTGGATCCCTCGAGGGGCCAACTTCGGTACACCGGCTTCGGTGGATTTCGTCAATGATTCAATCTTCGTGAACATGCCGCGCTCGTCGACATACTTCTCGTTGAAATCCCCATCCCCCACGTGCCGCAAAGCGGCAACGTGAGCCTTCTGCACATGGGCAGGGTACTTGCTATTCCACTCAAGGAAGGGCACAGCACGGACGCTGTCAGCGCCAAGGCCAAGGTCAGTGAGATTGGACATGACCCAATCATCAAAGACCTGGAAAAACTCCTTGTCAACCTCTCCTCGGCCCCAGGGGCCCTTCTTGAGGATGCGCTCGCAAAGCGCAGAGATTGCGGAGTGGGAACTGTTGCTTGGCACAACAGGAATCGACATGGTAGACACAATGCCACCAGGCCGGAGGGGACCATGATCTGGCTTCTCACGGTTCAGCGATGAGTCAACAACTTCAAGGCGGGCCGTAGGATCAAGGCGACTGGGATTAGTCAAGACATCAACAGCCAACGGAGGGTCCGTAGCAGGAAGATTAATCCCAGGGGGCAGGTGTCTGACAAGCGTCCGCGCCAGATTGGAAGACCGGTCAGCATGGTACTCGCCAAACTCCATGGTACTGGCACTCTGAGGGTGCACAGAAGCATGGAATGCAGCACGGCAGCCCTTCCAGGCCCCAGTTGCCACAGCAGCAGCAGCAGCGGCCCCGCCTGCCCAAATGGCAGCAGCAGGACCAGCCACAGCAGCAATCGAACTAAGCCCGGCGGTAGCAACAACAGCTCCGCCAATGGCCAAGATCGACACATTCTTCCAATCCCAGACAATCTGGAACTTGTGCGCGAGAGCATTCTTGTGAACGCCAATCGTGGGAAGAAGCGGATTAACCACACCATGAAGGATAGCAGTCTCAACCTCGACGTCGCGAACGAAACCGAGGGCAGCTGCACCAAACAAAGTAGTGGCGAAGAGCTCCGGGGGTATGTTGTACACCCGCACTTTGTTGCGGAGGTACGCCAGGAGATTCTTGAAGTTGTCAGAGGAACGCTCACGCCCAATGCTCCAAAAGGCTGCTTCTGCAACCAAGCCCTTAGGGCAAAGCATGTGAGTGTTCGACTGGGCCTGGTAAACTACAACACTTGGTCCCCACGAGAACACTTTCGTGCCGGGGAGACGCAAAATGTCACCAGGTACATTGGTTTTGCCTTGCTCATTAAGAGCTCCTGCGATGGACACCTCACCGTAGTAAGCGGGGTCCTGAACCACAGGGGCAAAGCTGAGTGCCACAGGCACGTCAACAGAAACCGCTCGACCATGCGTCGTAAACACATAGATCGAGTGGTACGCATAGGAGTCAAGCTTGGACCAATAAAGGTGCCTCGACTCCTCCCCAACCACACTATTGTGGTATCCCGCGCGCAGCCATCCCATATTGGAATGGACATATGCCTGGGCGTTTCCGCGCACAGACATAGAGACTTGCTCTGTGTTCAGGAGCTTGTAAGTTGCCTCTCCCCCGGCGAATGATCCGAAGGCGTCGTTAAACTCATGGACAATAGCCACAAGCATCTTCGACGAAGAGCGCTCAACAAGCAGGGTAATGTCATCGGGGCTCAAATAATACAATGAGTCAACCGACAAGTATGCAGCAGGAACAGCACAGTCACACTCTTGAGCAGTGTGCTGGCACGTGTTGACAGAGTCGCGATGATTCAGCGACCGTACCACGTCTGCAGAGGATAGCACAGGATTACAACTATGAATCATCACACGCTTGTTCGCAGCGTGGCGATTGGGGTTACCCCCAACGTCAACAATTACCTTGTTGTCGCTCTTAAGGGCCTTCAATTTGCGCCTCAAGTAGTTGTACCCTTCCGCCTCCGCCATCGCACGCTCAATATTGAGAATGGGGTGGGGATGCATTCGTTGCTTCCCAAGTAGGGGCAACAACTGCACATGCGGATAAGCCGAGTTCCAAAGACTCAGCTGTGCTTCGGTCAAAAACCAGGGGCAGGAAACAGCTTGTCTTAGCTGCACCAACCCTCCGAATTCCATGACCTTACCGGCAATAACAGATAGGGAGCTTGCCGTGGCGGTAGCCTGCAGGAGAGCTGCCTTGGTGGCAGCATGTTCCTTCAGGACGGCGAGCTTGGAGTCTTGATCAGCTAAATCTTTGAGATGCTGCATTTGCTCACTCGTCAACAAAGCCCGTTTGATTTCGGACTCGAGAGTGGGTTTTGCGGTTTTTTCCTTCTCAGCTGAGACTCCTTCCTTAGGGGCTTCCCCCTTAGGACCTACGGCACCAGAAGGCGCCTTGCTGAGAACCTTCTTGTTCCCAGCCTTCACTTTTTTATTTTTGACGAGCTGTGTGGCAGCGCGGGTGGCAGGCTTCATTCCAGGTTTGGTTCCAGAGTTCTTCACAGAACTGGGAACACCAACAGAGGACATGGTGGCGCCAAGAAACACGGTGAGTAAACAGAC